GGACGTAGACAGTTGCGGCCTGCTTCGTTACGTTAAAGTCACAGCCGATAAACAGCGGCTCACCATCTCGTATAGTCTCATCGCTATCACAAGCCTCACGATTGTAAGAGGTATAGACGGTGCCTGAGGTAAGGTTTACAAACCGCCCTTCCAAATAAGCATCCAGCAAGTGTGACGGATACAAATTCCTTAGGGATTCGATGTAGTCGCTAGGCAAGTGTGGATTAGAGCGCGTCGGCGCTTGTATGATCTCGTAGCCAGCGCGCTTGTTCTTTACCCAGGTCTCATGTACAAACTTGAAGCCCTCTGGAGTTGTTGTTACGCCGATACTATTCGGTTTCCCATCAGTCTTGTGTTGTCGATTACGAGCCATGATCTGTCTGAAAGCGTAGGCCGCATCATCCCGCTTCAAAGTATCTAGCTCGTCAATATCGGCATCTGCATGCTCATAACCTACGATTCGCTGTGCATTCTCCATAGAGCGGAAGAATATTTTGCCGCGTCCCTCGAGGCTNATCATGTTCATTGGGCTTTTTTGTANTCGATAAGGGATGCTCATTGAGGTCAATATTTCTTCAAAGCGAGGCCAAGCNATCATTCTGATNANGTCATAAGTCGGCTCGTAAAACCCCCTGTCGTTATCAGGGTTATTTAATGCCCCAATCACACTACGCAAGATAGCCGCCTCTGTTTTGCCAGCACCGAAACCAGCGACAAAAGCAGGAAACGGGTTGCTTGATGTCATGTACTCGAATTGCGGTATTGTGGGCTTAATCGACGCCATCAGGCTTCACAATGTTAATGGTGATTGGCTCTCGCTCTTTACTGCCGTCTTCTGTCTCTCGCCAACCCGCCTGAGTCTTGAGATAGAAAATAGCGGCTGTCGTATTTCCTGACATAGCTTGATTGATCAAATTTTTAGCAATAGTTGCTATCGCCCTGGCTTTCCCTTTTTTATATTGTTCAGAAACTCGCTCATCTCGCTTTAATATTTCGTGGAAGGTCGTGCGACTCACTCCGAGGTAATCTGCAATTTGTTCTTGTGTTAAGACAGCCGCCAATGCGCCGACCTCAATCAGCTCTTCCTCTGTCAGCTCTCTTTTAGGCCTGCCACCCTTGTTCATGCGAACCCTATTTCTGCTTATCTTTGAAAGCGTCTAGGGCGTACCATACTAACGAATTACGATAGCCGCCTTTATGCGTTGGCACGATTGGAGTAACTCCGTGCATATTNCTCCAGGCAGGATAAACCAGCATCGAATCGTTAGCGCAGTTNATGGTNGTGTCGTAATCAGGCAAAAAGAGATTGCCGCCCTTGCTGTTTCGCCGCTTCGTTATGATGACGTTAAGAGCGCCCTTCACATTCANGTTGTCACGATGTATCGCCGCCGCGATATTNTAATTNCTAATNGAACTTGTGAATAAGTCACAGAANCGCCATTCTTCAGGCACNGCTTTCTCCACGCTCTGCTTNTGCGTTTCATAAAGCTCTTNNGATACGCTNTCGATTACTTNTAATGCNTTTTTGCCNGCAAGCGTCATCGCTTTAATGAACGTCGTTGCTGACTTAACGCCATGTACTGAACTGCGTGTNGCGTACGACCTTCTCATATGCGGCTTAGGTGGAACCGAACCGATAATGCAAGAGTGNTGTAAGACTGGNTTGCCCTGCAGTGAGCTAGAGCGCTTCATAACGCTCTTAGGCACTCTCGGAGAGTTAAGCTCGAAGTCTGCGATATCCGTTAGCTTCTGCAACTTATCTGGCATCTTCTCCAGATAAAACCCTACGGGCTTGCCGCTATCGACAAATAGTGCGTCGCCAGTGAAGGAGGGCGATAATTCTTGCGGCTGATCGCCTATCTTGTAAGCGTGAGCGATTTGTTGAAGCTCGATTGTTTTCATCGAAAGCAGAACAAATTGGTACAGGCTGGAAACCAGTTTTTCGGCCATACTTCGTGTTCACGCGACTCATAGCAAATCTGCTTCCACGCGCACTCAATGCGATAAACGTTTTTTTGTCTGTCGATCAAGCTCCAAAGCCTTTTCAGGCTCGGGTCTATGTCGAATGACCACTCATAAACTAGACGATCGAAAACGGCGCTAGTGTTTTCTAGTATTGGCATCTCTGCGCCTTCAATATCCATCTTACAGCAATCCTTGCCTTTAGCCTCCACCTCAAAATTCAACGCAGGTACTTTAATGCCTTTGTCATTCCACTTTTTGACAATGCTATTACGCCAGACATTGCCATTATTGCCGATGAATAGGTGAACGTTTTTTGTGTCGTCATGCACTAATGCGGCCTGTTTGATATCAGCCTTGAAGCCGTTCAGCTTGAGGTTTTTTTCGATCATCTCGCAATTGAATGGGTCAGGCTCGTATATAGTGGCTTTTGCGCCCTTGGAGATTGCCAATAATGAAAACGCTCCCACATTGCCGCCACAGTCCATCCAGTGCTGACCTGGCTCAATCTTCATTCCTCTCTGTTGATAGACATTCGCACCGATCACTTCCTCGAACGTTTTAAGATCGCTCATTCCTTCGCGGTGATAAAACTTTATGCCTTTAATGCTATGCCGCTTTAGCTTCATGTCTTGCCTTCTCCGCTTTGAGGTGTTGGATGAGCATATCTCCGACATAGGCATCCTGCTGTCGCCACCACTTCACAAGCTCTTGAGCTTCTTCATAATGCTCTGGCAGAAACTCTATTTGAATGGCTTTCCTAACGCCGTCTGTCATGGCTTGCATTTCATCGGCAAGGTTATCATCATTTAAAATGCTGTAATCAGGCGTTGATGCGAATTCTGGCAACTCATCGAAGCCTAATATCTCTAGATCAAAGTCTAGCTCCATAAGACGCTCTAGCTCTACAGATAGCTTTTCGTCATCCCATTCACTATTTAAAGCCAGGTTGTTATCTGCAATAACATACGCCTTCTTCTGCGCCTCTGTTAGGTTTTCCAGAGTAATCGTAGGAACCTCTAGCAGGCCTAGCTTTTGCGCCGCCAGTAGCCTGCCATGCCCTGCTATTATCGTCTCGTGATCATCTATTAAAATCGGGTTGTTGAATCCGAACTCATTTATACTCGCGGCTATCTGAGCAACTTGAGTTTCAGAATGCTTACGCGAGTTCATAGCATACGGAATCAGGTCGTTTGTCGGGATGTATTCAATTGATAGGGTCATAGTCATATAGGTGATGGGATACTCTCAGCCCATAAAAGGCCATGAGATTTCCCGTCTCTCACTTCTCCGCGTTGGATATCTTGGTCAGACATAGGATATGTCTCTACTGCCCCGTCATCAAATGCGACAAGGTACGTTCCTTCATGTCTCGGCATACCGCCCTGAACTACGGGCCGCCAATCTATAGTTACTATCTGCAACATATAGTGTCCCCCGAATTTCATTATACATAATATTGTGGTTATGCAAAAAAAAGCCCGCATTAGGCGGGCAACTCACAAAGCTACGGATCGTAGCGGATAATTTCAAGCGGTGGCTCATAGTTGGTTCTTAGCCTTACCACCCTAAAGTCTGACAGTACAGCGGCGTCTTCTTGCCACCTCTTAGACATGGACTCTGCCGCTCTAAGGGCAATTATCCAGTCTTCAGTATCCTCATCACTCAGCGACGCAAGTCTCGTCATAAACGCCTCTAAAGTCAGGGTGTCCGTCCTGCCCATCTGTTTTCTCCCACAACTCTACGAACTCGCAGTATAAATCTTGCTGTAACACTGCCTCTTCGTAGTCACCCTGCCCTGCTATCCCGAATGCAAACAGGACTAGCACTATCCCTATTATCAGCACCGCATACGCGTCCGTTGATAAATCCCTCATAAATATCCCTCACTTTACTATTGTTGCGCAACTTATTTAAAGCCGCTTCCTCGATTTGTCTTACACGCTGACGGCTGATGCCAAGCTCTGCGGCTATCTCAGCGTAGGTCATCTTTTCTACAAATTTGCTGTCCACGCTACCCCCGTAAAGTCCGCTTATACAAAGTTAATCTCTAGTAAGCCCTAATATGGGTCGCTTGAGTAGTGGTACTAAGTGCCACGCTACCCCCAAAGGCCGCTTATGCGACATCGGTGTATGGCGCTTGCCACAAAAAACAATGCTCAATACTGAGCGAAAACCAATCCGCGACACAGTTGTCATCGCTAATTGCCTTTTTAGGAAACCAAGCCTCGCTTGCGTTACCAGCAAGTAAAACTGCCTTTGCAGTCTCACGCGCCACCTTGACAGTGGTTTCGCCTTGGTAGCTATGTGTGATTGTGATTACTTCCATGTCTTTCTCCCTTCGTTAATAGCTGTTTGCCAGCCGATGAGAGAAGTATTGACCAACTAATTAACGTTCGCAAGCACTTTTTTATCTTTTTTTGATAATTAATGAGGGAGAGTTTCGTTGCCTTGTTAGGCGAGGGCAGATTAATTACCCGTAGTGGCGGGCAATCTCTGCTATGAAGTGGTCTTGGCTAGGCTTGCGACACAGTAGCTTGAGGTACTCTTCCTCGCTTACACCTCTGTCTCTGCCTAATCGCTCTAGTAGCTTTTGGATTCTGTCAGTAACGACGATGTGATGCCGCTCTGCAAAATACTGCCGTTGGCTTTCTACACACATAACAACCTCCATAGTTGCCCCGTCATTATAGCACAGAGGCAATCAGTTATACGAAATCATCACGTAATTTGGATTTTGCTCTTTGCGTTTAATCTCTTCTCGGTAGTGCTTGGCTATCTCATCGCGAGTGGCTTTGTTGTCTTTCATGATGCCGCGAGACTTTTCCCGCAGTATCTCCATGTGACCTTCACCGAGATATGAATTGCAGAAGTCGGCAAACATAATTGGCGACTCACCAAACAGACGATGACAGGTGTAACAGCCAGTGAGCAAGTTATCTAATGAGTATCGAACGACTTTATTTCTGCGACCATAGATGTGCATGGCCTGATTGGTTTCTGTGTTGCCACAACGGACACAAGCGCCGTCGCGTAATCTGACCGCCTTACTGCACCATATGTCGGCGTTGGTT